TAGCTACCAAAAATTGATAAAAAATCATCGAAAACTTCAGAGTTTATAAATGATTTCCCTAAAAAGTAAATGTTACCGGCACGGTAATTTTAGACTTCATTAAATAACCCTCAAGGGGTATCTTAAATCAGTGAATTTTAATAACGAGGTAAATAATATGCCACTAGAAAAAGGTTTTGACCTACATGAAGAAGTTGACAATACTTATGTAGAAGCACTAGATAGTCCAGAAGCACAAGCACAAAAGGCTATCGACGAAGAAAATGAGCGCAAAAAACGTCCCCTACGACAAGATGAACTTGCTTGTGAAATCTTAAAAGAAGAAGAGCGAAAACTTGTTAAAGTTTTTAGTAAAGATGGCTGCTATATTAATCTTAATAATTTTGTAAAGCGAACTAACTTTATTGCTAGACGTAGAGCACAACTCTTAAGATTAATTAATGCATATGCCATTAAAGAGGCGGCAAGTGCTGGTAAAAAGCGATATGATTTTGCATCGTTTAAAGCTGCCGTAGCAATGCTTCCTGCTTATATAAATGGCAATAATATTGTTGTTGGTAGAAACGATCGAGATTATCTTAATACAGATCGCCTCAAAGAGTTACTTGCAACTGAAGATTTTAACATGTCTAAAATAACGGCTGAGTTTTTTATTCGTTGCGCAAAAAAAGCCAAGATTTTAAAAAAGATAGGCAAAGGTAAAGAATGTAAATATATGCTAAACCCGGCAATTCATTCTAACGCTTACCTTATGAGAATTAGTACCGAAGTATTTTATGAATTTCCGGTTGAAAGCCAATTATACTTTAACGCTAAACAATACGACTACGTTTTACATATTATTAGAGATAAAAAAACACCAGAAGAAGCTAAACGTTTAGAGGAAGGTTTCGCATATGAAAGAAAATAAAGATATTATAAAGGCGACGCTTATTACCGCTATGAATGAATATGACACTGTATTTAATTTATATACACCAGAACAATTAAATCTTATATTTAACAGAATTATCGATAGTCTTTTATCAGATTTTACAATTATCGACACTATCATTATAGAGAACCCAGAAGAAACACAAGAACAATATGCTGCTTATGTAAAAGTTAAAAGCAATAACGGAACGATTTATAAAGCTGGCATAGGTCATAATATAGGTTATATGTATGTTAATGTAGAAGAGGTAAATATTTAATGATAACAAAAGACGCCGCTAATGAAAAACGGTATTTAACTAAAGCTAAGAATAAAATTAGTAATGCTCTTGCAAGAGAAGAATCGGTCTATATCCAATATAATGATACTTACAATAAGGCCGGCTTAGAAGAAGCTTTCAAACAGGATCTTCAAAATGAGTTACAAGATCTTAATGTAGTCGACGTATATATACTACAAAACGATAATGGCTTTAATGAAGCATATTTTGCAACTATTGAAGATGGTAACTATCAATTTCAAGCTGCTAGATTACAAAATGAATATGACACTATAGTTACAACAACTCATAATTTTTTAAAGTAAAGGATCAATATTATGGAACAAAAAACAGTTGCTTTTACAGAAAAAGCTTTAATGGAATTTTATGAAGGCATTGAAACAATAAGATCCTTATTTGTAGATCGAGAACATATTTATTACCTTCTAGATAAAGATAGTAAATATAGCCTCGAAGATAAGTTGAAACAGATCCTAAATAAGACACGTTTAAATATTAAGCTATTAGGATTTAACACAAAACAAAGAAAAAATGTAGTATTCGATGAAATGGAAATAGAAAACTTAAACATCTTCTTAAATCTTAATGATATCGATTATACTGTAACAATCAACGTAGGATTAACTGGTGATATTACAATGAGGACAAAACTTAATTTTAGCTTGCCGATGATGGAGAAAGTTAAAGCTTCACTAAATCTTAATTAACATTATTCAATAATTATACAAAAACAGGTATTCATATGAGTAAGATTTTTGAACTTACAGACAAAGATTTTGAAAGGCTTTGGATGGCTTGTAAGTTTAATGGATATACTCCGATACGAGCTATCGACAAATTGCTAACAATTAAAAAGATCGAGCATAAAAACCTAGATGTTAAGGTTCATCATCCGAGAGGAATGAATGGACGACAAGAGACGCAATATCAGTTTTATTATATAGATAAAGACAACAAAGAAGTTAATGTCTTAGCCGATAAGAAAGGATTCCGGGTAACGACAAACTTCTATAACATAGATTAAGATGAAACTTCATTAAAATTTCATCTTAGATATCGCTTAACGCCATAATACCGTGAGTAATATACCTATGAACGGCGAACAAGCGAAGATAATTAAATATTCTGGATCGGGCGCCGAGAGCTTTACACACTCCGGCGTCTTTTTATTTGCGCGGATGGCCGCCATTCATCATTCTTAACAGCTTTATCTATTACATAACATAACACAAAGGACTTATATAACAACATGAAACTATCTTATCTAATACCGACAACAGAATACCTTACCAAAGAAGAAGAAAAAACTCTCTTTAAGGAATACCACGAAACACCATCTCTAAGACGTAAGAAACAAATTAAAGAAGATTTAATACTAAATCAATGTGGACAAATTATTAGTATTGCATCCATATATAAGAACGTCGACGATATTGAGGACCTATTTCAAGAAGGCATGATCGCAGTACTCGAATCTTTCGAGAACTATGATTATACTCACGAGGCTTCTTTTACGACCTATATGCGTCGAGGTATCTTTAGACAGATATGCGATTACCTTAGACGGAATAAAACAATAGGCTTGCCTCAAGCAGCTATCGAGAAGCTTAAGAAGATTAATAAGGCTAAAGAACTTCTTGAACGCCTAAATAAACCAATCACGACAGAAGCCATCTCCGAGATCACAAACATTAAGGAGCACAACGTAATCGAGATACTTAATACGCTCTCAGTCGAAGAGCTTGATCGATACTGCAACGATGGAGAAGGTGAGGTATCGATTCTAGAACACGTCGAAGATAAACAAGCCTCAAAAGCATTCGACGACGTACTCGATGACATGACTGAACCTACGATCGATATGTCGTGCTTAAGCGACCGAGAACGAGAAGTTATTATACTGCTTTACTATAAGAACCTATCTATACATCAAATAGCTAGACGATTACACCTTAAACTAAACTTAGTATCCGATGCCAAATCTAGAGCTCTCAAGAAATTAAGAAAGGCACTATCCCATGACAATCAACATTAGAAGACAACAACCGAACGAAGAACCTAATATCCTTATCGACCACGAGAATAATCGTGTCGTCATCGTATCGACATTCTATTTAAAAGCGATCGTGTACACCGTGATCGCCTTATTCTCCTTAATAGCTTACTTAATCATCTCTCTTATTATACATATATAAAATACTAAAGGACTTAATTATGAAATATACTAAACAACAGAAAGCTCTTATCAAAGAACTGCTAGATAACTCTAATAACTATATTGAACAACCACTCTTTAACGAAGAACATCCTTACTATAATACTAACCTAGCCCGTAAATACTTATATCGATACCGAGATGCCAAGACAAACCTTAAACAATCGAATGCCTTAACTAAACTCTACCAACAAGATATATCGCGTATCGACGATAGCGAGTTACAATCACTACTTACTAAATACAAGCAAGAAGAATTAGCCTCACAGAAAGAATATATCGCCATACAACAAGAAGTCATCAATACTATTAATAAGGTACCAGATGCCCGCTATAAGTTACTGCTTACAAACTACTACTTAAACGACATACCTCTTGTACAAATTGCTAGTAACTGGGAACAGTCATACACACAAAATAGAGGCTGTACCTTCAGAGCTATTAAATATATCCACGTCGAAGCTCTCAAGCAGGTATGTGAAGTATTACATGGAGACCATAATGGATAACGAACTATTATTAATCATATTATTCATACTACTAACGATGTACTTGCCTATGATGATCATGTCGTTACATTAACGAACCAATAACATAAGAACCATAAAGGCGGCCGAACACAAATCGACCGCCTCTTTTCATTTAATAGCTTCTTATATATATCTTACTAACAATACTATTAATATTAATAATAACATCTTCCCCATATTTCCCCTTAAGACCATAATATAATATTAGAGGGTACAAAACATTTAAAATTTACCTCCTATTATTTATGCCCTTAAAGAAGATGTCATAATTTTAGTCCTTTTCTAACATCTTTGATTAAAATTTACTACTGTAGAAAAAAGATACCCTCTAACGAGGGTTCTTTTTTTTGCCCTACTAACCAAACATATATTCGTAGTTATAACTAACTACTTACTAATACATTAAACAACGAAAGAGGTGAGATCCATCGCAATAACGCAAGACTCCCGTGGAAGAATCGTTGTTGATGGGTATACACTCACTCCTAAACAAGCCAGGTTCTGTGAAGAATATGTTTCTAACGGGAATGTTATTAATGAAGCCGTTATTAAAGCTGGTTATTCAAAATCCAGTCCATCGGTCGTTAATAACATGGGCCTAGAAAACCTTAACAAACCTGCGTGCAAGGCTTATATAGCCGAATTACAACAACGATTTAGACAAACTACTGATCATAGGGTAGCAACAATAGAAGAACGTCGTAACTTACTTACTCAATGGATATATAGCGACGACGTAAGATACAACGACAAACTTAAAGCACTCGACATCTTAAACAAGATGGATGCTGCTTATGAACAACGTATCAAGATGGATACGACAATTAATAATCCGGTTCAGTCTCTTACGACAGAAGAACTCCGATCCCTAATTGATAATAAACCCGATTAATACTCCATATGTATTTCTGAATTTATACGAACACATACGAACACTCGAAGGAGGTGATACGAATTCCTAAGACAAGCCAAATGAGAATGACGCCAGAGCTTAAACAACATATCCAATACCAGGCGAAGCTAGAACTCGCTCGAAGAGATTTCTTCGACTATTGTGAGTTGATGGCTCCAGACTTTTATAAGAGATCGCGGCCTTATCTCCTTTATTTAACAGCTACCTTACAACATTTCGTATCACAATCTACTAAGAAAGTATTAATAGTATCAATGCCACCTCGTACCGGTAAATCTAGAACTGCTATTATGTTTACGGAATGGTATCTCGGTAAAGATCCGACACAAAAGATAATGACTGGTTCCTATAACGAAACACTATCGACACAATTCGCTAAGTCGGTACGAAATGCTATACAAACTAATAAGGCCGATCCATTTACTCCGGTTTATTCTGATGTGTTCCCTAACACAAAGATTAAACAAGGTGATGCGGCTATGAACATGTGGTCTCTCGAAGGACAATATTCATCTTACTTAGCTACATCACCTTCCGGTACGGCTACAGGGTTTGGCTGTACCTTAATGATTATCGACGACGTTATTAAGAATGCCCTAGAGGCAAATAACCAATTAACGAAACAAGCTCACTTTGAATGGTTCACGAATACGATGCTGTCCCGTTTAGAAGAGGGCGGTAAGATCATTATTATTATGACACGCTGGGCTTCCGACGACCTGGCCGGACGTATTATTAATCACTTTAAAGACGATGCCGAAGTCGTATCACTTAAAGCACTCCAAGACGATGGAACGATGTTATGTGACGAAGTATTATCCCGCGAGTCATACGAAGAGAAGAAACGATTAATATCGCCCGATATATTTTATGCGAACTATCAGCAAGAACCGATCGACCTTAAAGGACAGCTTTACTCATCTCTTAAGACATACGACGATTTTCCTCAATTCGAGAAGATACAGTCGTATACCGATACGGCCGATACGGGTACTGACTATCTATGTTCGATCATATACGGCATCTATCAGAAAGAAGCGTATATTCTCGACATTATATACACAAACGAACCGATGGAGATAACAGAGCCCTTAGTCGCAAAACATTTGTTCGATTATAAAGTTAATGAAGCATACATCGAATCGAACAACGGCGGCCGAGGATTCTCACGTCAAATATCTCATTATTTAACAGATATACATAATACTAATTACACAACAATCATACCGTTCCATCAATCAAAGAATAAACAATCACGAATACTATCTAATGCTACATGGGTAATGGAACATATATACTTCCCATACAACTGGCACAACAAATTCCCAGATTTCTATAAAGCTATAACTTCTTATCAGCGTGAAGGTAAAAACCTACATGACGATGCTCCCGATGCACTCACAGGCGTCGCTGAAAAGATTAATACACAAACTCCTATATTCTCATTCGATTAATTAAAGGATATCCAATGAATACTACCGAACAATGGATCGACATCATACGTCGCAATACAGGTATCTCGGAACAACAATTCGTACAAGCCGAATACGAGAAATTCCTCTACTCTAAAAAACGACGTAAGATGCTCCTTTCACGACAATATTATTTAGGCAATCAACAAGAACCTAAGCATCTCGTATATACGGCTAAAGATACGATGCAAGATGCATCGGGTATTATCCCTAATAATAAAATCATTAATAACTTATTCGACGACTTAGTCGACCAAAAGACAAACTATCTATTATCACAACAGATCGATACACAAACTAACGACGATATCGACGTAACCGAATACTTTAATCCAAACTTCCAAAATCTATTAAAGGAATTAGGTAAGGATGTATACCAATGTTCGATTGGTTATCTACATCCATTTATCGACGAACAAGGTAACTTATCCTTTAAACGCTTTAAACCAGAAAACGTTATCCCGTTCTGGCACGACGAAGCACATAAACAACTCGATGCCTTTATTCATTTTTACGACGTCGAAATATATCAAAGCCCTTCTATAACAACGACCGAAACACACGTCGAATATTACCTACCGGAAGGCGTACATTATTATATCTACTCTAACGGTCAACTAGCTCCAGATACATCAAAGTTAAATACGGCGTATATCCATAAGAACGATATCTCGTACAACTGGACGTCCGTACCGTTAATCTGGTTTAAGCCTAACTCCGACGAAACATTCTTACTCGACCGTATTAAGACACTACAAGATGCTCTTAATCAAATGATATCTAACTTCGCTAACGTGATGTCTCAAGACGTACATAATACGATCTTAGTGCTTAAAGGGTACGACGGCACTAACCTCGAAGAATTCCGACATAACTTAGCTAAACACGGCGTGATTAAAATCTCCTCGACTCCGGAAGTACAAGGCGACGTCGAAGCGCTTAACGTTAACGTCGATGCTACAAACTATACGACGATTATTAAAGAACTCGAACGAGCGATTATTACGAATGGCCGAGGCTTCGATGCTAAGGATGATCGTATGGCTAATAATCCGAATCAGATGAATATTAATTCGATGTACTCAGATATCGACCTCGACGCTAACGATCTCGAAGCGGAATTCCAAGCATCGCTACATCATTTAGTAGACTTTATTAATGCCTATCGCTCCCTTAATAGTCTTCCGATTATCTCCTCTATTAACTTTATCTTTAATAGAGACTTACCGGTTAATCAACAAGATACGATTAATGCTATTAAAGATTCTGTCGGCATACTTTCCGAAAGAACTCTCGTAGCTAATCATCCGTTTACTCTAAATGTCGACGAAGAACTCGAACAAATTAAAAAAGAACGACAAGAAACCTTAAACCAAGACTATACATACGAAGGTAACTAATTATGTACTGGGAAGATCGTTTTCTAAGCGATAAAGAACAAAGTATCCTCGATGCACAAGAACAGTTTAACGAACTATCTTCGATTACCGAATATGCGCTCGAGAAACAACTATCACAAATACAGTCGTTCTACCAGAAATATGCGAACAATAACGGCATAAGCTTACAAGAAGCCAAGAAACAATTAACGGCACGAGAACTTAAGGCGTTCAAATTAACGCTAAAACAGTACATCAAACTAGCACAACAGAAGAACTTATCCGAAAAACAGATTAAGCTCCTCGAGAACGCATCCATACGCTCACGCCTCTCACGCATCGAAGCGCTCTGGATACAGACACAACAATTCGCCGAAGAGATGGCCGCCGACACTAATACCCAATTAACAGATTTCCTTCTTAAGCAATACCAATCAAGTTATTATAAAGCAGCTTATATAACACAATCATTATTAGGTAACTATCAAACATTTAGACAAGTACCTAAGAAACAGATACTAGCCACATTACAGCAACCCTGGAACGAACAAAACTTCTCCGATCGTATATGGCAACAAAAAGACGTACTCATTAATAAACTACGTCAAGAGATAACACGTTCCTTTATAGCACAAGAACCGTCAGAGCGTACGACAGAACGTATATCACATGTATTTAATACACAAACTTCGAACGTGCGACGCTTAGTCGAAACCGAAACGGCTTACGTTCAAGAATTAGCTCTACACGATTCCTTTAAGGAGTTAAACGTAAAAGAATACCAGATCTTAGCGACGCTCGATAAGCATACGTCGTCGATATGTCGTCACCTCGATAAACATATCGTACCGTTATCCGATTATAAACCCGGTATAACGGCACCGCCATTTCATCCGTATTGTCGTTCGACGATGATACCGAACGTACCGCTTAACTCACGAGCATCTAGACCAGATCAGAAGACAAAGTACATACCCGATATGACTTATGAAGAGTGGAAGTCCGATTACTTAACCTAATCGGCGCCACTCTTATTATATTGTCTTTTTAAATTTTGTAGACGATAAAGAACAAAATTAACTAATTAATTCAATGTGAGATGTGACTCACGATAATAAAACGAAATGTATTAATTTAAGGAGTTTCCCTCAATGACTAAAGAACAACTATTAGCACTCAACCTTTCCGAAGAACAATGCGCAACGATTATAGAAGATTATGGTAAAAACTACGTATCTAAAGCTCAGTTTAACGAGAAGAACGATGCGTACAAGAGCGCTAAGAAAGAAATTGAAAACCTAACTAACGACATCGCATCCTTATCGAAAACTAACGAAGCGAACGAAGCATTACAATCTCAAATCAAAGAACTTCAAGACGCCGCAGCCAAAAGAGAAGCCGATTACGTCGAAAATATTAAGAACATGAAAATCGACACAGCCATCGCTAAAGAAGTACTGCAAGCCGGCGCTATGAATCAATCCATCTTAACAGGCTTATTAGATCGCTCTAAGATCACTTACGATAACGAAACTATCACCGGTATTCAAGAACAAATTCAATCTTTAAAAGAATCTGATCCGTATTTATTTAAACAAGATTCTATTAAAGGAGTCACACCAGGGGAACCTACACCTAAAACCGATAACGGTTTAACTAAAGAACAATTCAAAAAATTATCTTATCTCGATCGCGTTAAGTTACAAGAATCCGATCCCGATTTGTACGAAGAATTATCTCACTAATTAATTACAAGGAGACCATCTAACAATGGCAAACGAAACGAAACTCGCAAATATTATTAACCCTCAAGTTATGCAAGATATGGTATCTGCTGGCTTACCTAAAGCATTAAAATTTACACAATTCGCAGCTGTTAACGAAGAACTTAAAGGCGTTCCTGGCGACACTGTAACTATCCCGGCATGGGCTTATATCGGTGCTGCTGAAGACGTAGCAGAAGGCGCTGAAGTAACGACTGCTACTATGTCCGCTTCTACTAAAACTGTTCAAATTAAAACAGCTGGTAAAGCAATTACATTGACTGATAAAGCAGTTAACTCTGGTTTAGGTGACCCTGTCGGTCAAGCTACTTATCAATTATCCTTGTCTATGGCCGATAAAATCGATAACGACGTATTAGCAGCATTGGGTACTACTACTTTGGCAGCTACTTCCACAAAAGTTATCTCCTACGAAGGCGTTGTAGCAGCTGTCGACAAATTGAACGAAGAAGGCAACACAGACAAAGTATTGTTTATAGCTCCTTCCCAAGTAACAACACTTCGTTTAGACCCTAACTTCATCGACCGCAATAAATATAATGCCGACGTAATGATGAACGGTGAAATCGGTATGATCGCTGGCTGTCGTGTCGTTGCTTCTCGTCGTATCGATGACTCTAAAGCTACTATCGATAACTTCATCGTATGCTTGACTCCAGAAGTCGAAGACGGTACTCCAGCTCTTCCAGCTGTTACTATCTATACTAAAGCAGAAGCTAACCTCGAAACTGAACGTCATGCTAAAGCATTGTCTACTGATATCGTAGTATCTGCACATTATGCCGTAGGTTTGACTAACGAATCTAAAGTCGTAAAAGCAACTTTCAAAAAATAATATAGGTTAATATCATGGATCAAATAAAAGAACTAATACGTATAGCGACACATTTTAACGTGACGCAAGAATACGACTCTGTTCTTCAATATATCTATGATGCGGAACGGCAATATCTTCTTAATATCCTCAACCTAGAAGATTTGCCTTCCGAACTATCTGGACTACTCGATAAAAGAGTAGCCGCAAGGTTTATCGATCACCATAAGGATTTGATTCTCAAAGAAGCTGACTTACAGCCAATCAAAAGGCTTAAGGAAGGCGACACTGAAATAGAATTCGGCGGCGATAATACCTTATCATATCTATCTTCTCTTATTAGTAAATGGACTTCATTGGAAGGTACAGACATAACATGTTATCGAACATTAAAATGGTAGCTCGTCAACATTTCGAGCGTCTTTATCAAGATACATGTATTCTTACTGAACAAAAGAAAGCCATTCAAGATCCTCTCACTGGCATAATTAAGAACGGCGAACTCGAGGCAGTTAGTTACCCTTGTCGAGTTTCATTTAAAACGCTTCAATCTAACGACATTATTAATAAGCTACCATCGGCTTCACAGACCGTAGTCTTATTCATTTCGCCCGACGTCGAAATTAAGCCAGGTACCGATATCGAGGTTATCCGTAACGGTCGACACTTCGCATATACAGCTTCTTCTCAAGTTGCGTTATACGACACTCACCAAGAGATCCAGTTAACGCTAAAGAGTAAACATAATGGCTAACGTAACAGTCGATCTCTCCGGTTTTGAAGAGTTATTAAGAAGAACACAAGAGCTTCAAAATAACGTATCTTCTTTAAACGAGAAGATCACCGATAACTTAGCACAACATTATTTAGCCGAAGCTATAGCGAATACTCCGGTCGGTCAACTACAAATATCGCCGGACGGCAAATATCACTCCGAATCGGAACACATGAGACGATCCTGGGAAGCAGAACGTATTAACGATAGTACCGTTAAAGTACTTAATTCAGCTTCCTATGCATCGTACGTTAACGACGGCCATAGACAACAACCAGGACGTTTTATCCCCGTATTAGGTAAACGTCTTACTAAGTCGTTTGTTAAAGGCCTACACATGCAAGAGAAGGCAGAAGCGGCTACGAGAAGAGCTTCAGAAAAGATTATGAAGAACGCGCTCGACGACTACTTATCAACGTGGAGCAAATAATGAACTATATTAATGAAATCATCGACGGCATAGCTAAATCATTATTTAACTCTTTTAAATATCCTATATACATCGACGAGATTAAATCAGATGCACAATTCCCCTGTTTCGTTATCGAAACACTTAATACAGAACAGAAGCATTTACTCGACGTACGTTATGAACGCAGAAATGACTTTGATATTATGTTCTTTATTTCAGACGATGACTACATCGAAGAACAGAAGGTACAGATTAATCCCGTAACGGAGAGTTTATATTTCGACTTAGAATATATAACACTCTCTGACGGATCTATGCTTAACGGTATCGATATGAGTCACCGTGTTACGGACGGGATACTACATTTTAAAGTCTCGTATGAATACCACATCTTAAAAGTGTTAGATAAAGATCCTATGCTTACATTAGAACAAACTCAAGAGGTAACAGATCATGCCAAGAACAAAAAAGACTGACGAAGTAGTAGATACTAATATTGCAGTAGAAGAAGAAGCTACTGCTCCAGTTGCTACTTTTACTCCAGAAGTGATTATCGCTTCTGATCGTTTTAAACAATATGCCGACTTAATTGCCGCTGTAATCGAAGATCGTGAATACAGCATCGAAGAGGTCGAAGCTTTACTACAAGATACATTAAATAAGCCCGTCATTGAAGTTTTCAATGACGAAATCTTCAACGATTAATTTTTTGAATAAAGGAGAACTACTCTATGGCATTAGGTGGCGGTTACTGGCTATTTCAAAATAAAACATTGCCAGGCGCATATATCAACTTCGTTTCCAAGAATAAAGCATTTGCCGAAATCGTAGATCGCGGTTACGCAACAATGGCTTTATCTCTTGACTGGGGCGAAACAGGCAAAATCGTACGTGTCGAACAAGAAGAATTCCAAAAGGATTCCGTTAAAATCTTCGGTTACGATTATGCTCACGAAAAAATGAAAGGTCTTCGCGATCTTTTTATTAATACTAAAACTTTATATCTATATCGCTTAAACTCTGACGCAGTTAAAGCACAATCTACCGTAGCGACTGCTACGTGCGGTGGTGTACGTGGTAACGATATCGCTGTCGCTATTTCTGCCGACATTAACGATGCATCTAAATTCGTAGTAACGACTTACCTTAAAACAGATGATGTCGTTAAGAAAGTCGACGAACAAACTGGTCTTTCTACACCGAAAGAACTCGTTAATAACGCGTATGTAACATTTAACGAAATGTCCGCATTTACAGCACAGGCAGCTACTTACCTTACTGGTGGTACTAACGGTACAGCTGTACAAGCATCTGACTATCAGAAGTATATTGAATTGATCGAACCATTCTACTTCAATGTATTAGGTTATACTGGCTCCGATACTACAATTCAAAACTTATTTATCGCATTTGCTAAGCGTACTCGTGAAACCACTGGTCAGAAATTCCAGGTAGCACTTTATAACAATACTCGTGCTAACTACGAAGGCGTTATTTCCCTAGCTAATAAAGTAACAGATAGCGGTGCTGAACCTGGTGCTGGTGTCTACTGGTTAACTGGCGCAGAAGCATCTTGCCCGATTAATAAATCTTTGACTAATAAAATTTATGACGGTGAATATAACTTCAACGTGCAATATAAACAATACGAATTAGAACAATTTATTAAAGGCGGCCAAATCGTATTCCACAACGTAGCCGATTCCGCATCTGGCAACGTAAAAGGTAACACTCGTTTGTTATCCGACGTTAATACGTTTACTGAATTCTCTAAAGAACGTACTAAAGACTTCGCTCTTAACCAAGTCATTCGCGTCCTCGATAACTCCGCATACGATGTAGCTCGCTTATTTAACAATTATTATCTAGGTAAAACTCCTAATGATAAAGACGGTCGTATTGCTCTCTGGAACG